CTCCGATCAAGACATCGATCGATGTCTTAAATGCAGCGTTCTCCTTGTAGGCAGTTTGCAAGGCTTCGATCCATTTGCCAATCTGTGTGACAGCACCGCTCAGACCGGCAAGCAATCCATTGATCACAGGCAACAGCGCCGATCCAATTTGGATGCTCAGATTAGTGACCTGCGCACCAGCCAGCCCGAGCTGATCGTTGAATGCATCAGCCTTATCGGCAAAGTCCTGCGTGATGTTCAGGCCAAACCGCTGGATCTCCTTGCTGCCCAAGTTCAGGATCGGGATCAGATCCGCGCCAGCTTTGCCAAAGATCCGCATGGCAATGGCAGCCTTTTCAGGCCCATCTCTGAGCGTCGCGAACCGATCCGCAACATCTAAGAACACCTGGTCGGCTGTCCGCAGATTGCCCTGTGCATCTTTGGTCGAAACGCCGATCGTCTGGAATGCAGCCGCCGCATCCTTGCCGCCGGTGGCTGCAGCCACCATGTTCTTGTTCAGAAAGTTCAGGCCTTTGGCAACGCCTTCAATGCTGCTGCCCGACAACTCGGCGGCCACCTTGAACTGCCCCAGCGTTTGGATGCTGACGCCTGTGCGCTGCGACAGGTCGCGCATGTCATCCGCCAAGTCGATGGCGCTTTTGGCAAGCGCCAGAACGCCGCCTGTAACGGCTGCAGCGGCCAGCCCCTTGATGCCAGTGACCAGCAGGTCAGCCGCCATGCTGGTGTTCTTGATCCGCCCCTCGAGGCCTTGCAGCGAGTTTTGAAACCGGCGGATGTTGTTCTCGCCGGCAACGCTCGCCGTGATCTTGAGAGCTGCGTCCAGGTTGAGCGCCATGGTCAGGCCTCCTGCTTGTTCATGACACGCATGGCGGCGGCCTCCATGACCTGCAGATCTTCGAGCAGCGAACGCTGATCTTCTATCCCATACAGCTTAAGCACCCACGCAACGGCTGCATAGTCCAGTCCGATCACGCCACCCATGGACGTGCGCCATTGGGTTTGCACGCGAAGAAACATCTCAATGGTCGGCCAGTTCTCAGGCCAGACGCCGAAGTCTTCATTTGGTGCTGCCGGCAAGTCTGGCAAGGCGATGCCCATGGCCGCGGCATCAGCGGCGGTTTCGTCAACGACGCTACCGCCCGCCCAATGCTCAGCGGCCTCGGTTAGTTTTTTCGCTTGGCTCCCTGCAGGCTCTCGAAATAAGCCAGCGTGATCGCGCCTGCAAGCATCGGCACATCAAGCAATTGCTCGAGCGCCTTCTGGCTGAACGGCACGTCTTTGCCATCGCCGTCTGTAACGCCAGACCAACCGATCAGGACCTCAGCCGCCAGGTCGGCGTCCGTGATCTCTTCGGCTTTGATCTGTGCGCCAATCTCAGTGATTCTTGATTGGCTCAGGCGACGGAACTCCCCATCGAAGGTCTGCCGTTGCATACGGCCACCATCGACAGGGATGTCGAACGCGATCGGCCACGAGTAGGTGTCTGACTGCTTGAGAACGAAAGCCAAGGTCAGGTAAAAGCGAGACTCAGCTCATCATTGCCCGAACTGGTCGGAACTGCAATAAAGGGCATGTTCAGCATCTGCACACCGTCCTGATCCGAGTAGGTCAGGTTGCCCAGGTCGGACTGAGCTGTGGTCACCGTGCACCTGTTGCCAGCACTGGTTCCGTGCTGGAAGGTGATGCTGCCAGTGCTGCTGCCAGTGGCGATGGCAAAGAAGTCCTTCGCCGCAATGGTCGGCGCTTCGATCACGATCGTGCCGCTGGGTGCGCGGTTGGTGATCAGGATCTCCTTGCTGCAGCCCACCAGTTCGCGATAAATCACGTCGTTGGCGATGCTGAAGTTGTAGCTCTGCAGGCAGCCGCTGTACGAGAACGCAGAGAAGCTGACCGTGTTGCCCTCTTTGAACAACAGCGGCGTGGCCTGGTTGGCGTAGGTGGGAGTAGGCAGCGTCTCGTCGGTAGGCGCGTTGTAGATGCCCGTCATGGTGAAGCTGATCACCGGGATCTGACCGACTTCGCCGGTGATCTCAAAGGTGCCGCGGCAGCCCGTCAGCTTGTGACGGATGCCGTCTTCGTGGTAGTGAATCGTGCAGCTCTCAAAGCCAGCGCTCTCGGGCGCGTAGGTGGCGCTGGTGCTGGTGACGAGCGTCTCGCTCAGTCCGCAGCTGCGCAGGACGGGACCGTAAGCCGGGGCGGTGCCGGCAGTGCCGGAGCCAGCCAGTTCCACTTCAAAACTCACCTCAACGCGGGTCTGCGCCAGCAGCTGATCGGCTTGCCCCATGTAAGGACGCACCAGATCGCGGTTCACCGTCTCGGCTACCAGTGGCTGGATCTCAAGGTTGCGCACCAGGATGGCGTTGCTCGAGCCGGTCGGGCTGGAGTCGGTGCCGTAGGTGGTCTCAATCTTCGCCAGGATCAAGCGCCGGCGGGTCAGAACTGATGCCATTAGGGGCTACCTCAGGAGTTGGATGGGGAGCCGGCTGGGTCCGCTCGACGAGCTGTCGCTTGCCGGTTTTGGGATTGACCAGATAGCTGCCGCCCTGGCCTTTGTGTTCGTCCACCATCGTAGCCACTATGTTGTGGCCAGATTAGCGACGCTCGTGCGATAGCGCACGAGGTAATCGCAACTGATCACGCCGGCTGGCTGATCAGCTTCGACCATTTCAAAGTTCACGCCCTGCGGTTGTATGTCGATCGCGTAGCCGCCAAGGGTCAGATCTGCCATCAGCTTGCTGTGCAGGCTCTCGATCGTGGCATCAGCCACCTGGTCGGGGATGTTGCCGCGCACGATCACCGCGATCCGCACCGTCAGCGACCAGTCCAATCTCGGCAGGCTGGTCAGCTGTTCTGCACTGTCGCTGATCGGCTCGATCACCAGCGCCGGGCTTTCGCCTCTGGTGAGCGGCTCAACGCGGCTGCGGTAGATCCGCGTGCTCACGCCTGTGGTGCCAGCCAGCGTTGACGTAATCGCTGCCAGAATCGTCTCGCGGCGGGTCGTCATGCTGAGGCCACCTGGGTCACGGTGCAGATGATGCCAGGAATGCCGGGATGCGCGAACGGGCTGGTCTGGGCTGGCTCGGCATGGATGTAGGCGGCTGCGTTGCTGGTCGCCCAGATCAACTCGATGTAATCCGCTGTTGTCAACCTGAGCACAAAGTTAACCGTCCCGATCACATTGCCGTCAATGTTGCCACGCCTGGCGATGATGCTGAACCTGCTGTCGCTGTCGGCCACGTCGCCGCTAGTGCCGCTGTCGTTTTTGCGCAGCCAGACGTTGACGTCATGAATGCTCGAGTCAGTATTGCTGAACTGGATCGAGAACGTGAAGCTGTAGATGCCTGGGTGGTCAACCGTGATGCGGCTGTTTGAGATGACCTTGATGCCGCGGTTGTCTAGGTCGTTCTTGCGCAGCAGGATCGGTGTTGGCGTGTTCGCTGTCGCCGTCTGCGAGGTTGTATCCCAGAACGATCCCCAATAGCCAGGATTGCCGAAATAAGGCAAGCCAGACCATGGTGTCCGGCCATCTCCGATCTTCAGATTCTCGGTCTCGCTTTCAACGCCAGGCTCGCCGGCCAGCAGCACCGGGTTCTGGGATGCCCATGCACTGCGGGTATTGATCTTGAAGGGACCGCTCATGTTTTCTGCAATCCGAGCTGAACAATCTTGCCGTCATCCATCAGCATCACTTCCCGCACCGTATAGGCCACAGCATCGACCGTGATCGAGCTGCCGCGGGTCAGTGTGCCGAAGTCAGAAGCCTTGGCAGTCAGTGTGTAATCAGTGCTGAGCACCATGCCATTGGCCAACACCTGGCTGGGCATGTCAAGGATGCCCAGAGCGGTAACGGCGCCAGCTGTGCAGCTGACGCCGAAGTCCGCCAGGAAGATTCCGAGATCCTCCGTAAAGGCCATCAGCTGTACTTTTTAGAGCCGAGGCCGACGATCGTCACAGCGCCGGCACCAGTGCCGCCTGCAACTGTCACCACTGCCTTGATGAATCGCTTCATGTTGTCAGAGTTGACAGCAATCTTCTGGACCGATGCGGTGTTAGCAGCAGTGATCGTGAACGCGCCGCCGGTCACGTCGGTGTAAGTGCCACCAGACGTGTCGGATTCAGTCAGCTTGCCGAGGTAGGTGATGCTGGCGCCACCTGCTTCGGCGCAAAGGATCACGGCGATGTCGCCTTCGTAATCCACCAGGTCGATGGCGGTGCTGGCAGTGACAGTAGCTGTCACCACATCATTGGGCAGGAAGTTGAGGACCTCAGTTTTGGTCCCGAGATTGTGAATGGTCATGGCTTACTTCTCCGTCTAGGAAGTTGGGGTTTTGATGCAGGCTCAGGCTTGATTGCCTCAACCGTTTCGACTGCCGCCTTGACAGTCTCGATCGCTTTGCCAATGCCGATTAGGTATCTGGCGTCAGAGGGGGATGCCTCAATGACATCCCCAACCCTGACCACCTGCCCTGCCAGCATTGTTTGCCGTAGGACCTGAATCAACATCAGAGGGTATCAGCGCCGCGGCTGAAGGACTCGGCGTGGCGTACCGCGATGTCCACATCTTGCATCGCAACCACACGGACGGTGCCGCTGGTGCTGTTGCTGTAGGGATCGACCATGATGTCGAGACCGCTGAAGTAGCCGATGATCAGGTCGGCGAAGTTGCCGAACCACAGATCGCCAGCTGCCACTTGATTGGACAGCACGCCGCGGTAACCGTTGACCTCGTTGCCTTCCATGACGAAAAGGCCGGAGCCTGTATCTTTCTTGGTGGTCTTGAGGCCGCCGCGCATCGCAGCGTTCATCAGATAGACCGGGCTGCCGAGCAGTGCGTTGGCGGTTGCCACGTCGCTTTCGAGTGCTACCACTTCCTCGAAGGTGGGGGCAGCAGCGGCGAAGTTCTCAGTCCCGATGCCGGTGGTCAGCTTCAGGCCGAGGGGCTCACTGTTGCTGCCGGTGCCGTACAGACCAGCCAGGTCGATCTTCAGGGCAAGAACGCGAGCCAGGTCGTTGCGGACCATGTTCTCAACGTCGA